CTATAAAACCACTAGGATAAGTGGCCCTCTAGATATGAACGGAAACTACATCTCTGAGGTAGAGGACATCTACCTGCGTGACAAGCTGTTTCACGATGGTGACACTGATACTTATCTTGGGTTTGGCACTAACACCATCACGCTTGCCACAGGCGGCTCTAGTGAGATCACAGTCAACACCACAGGTGTACGTCTAGGCGATACAGGCAACGGCTACTTCCAACCTGTCTCTGGCAACTATGGCTCTGTGCAGATTGATGGCGGTGCGCATACTGGTTGGGAAGGCTACAGCATTGGTGGTCGTGCAGTATTTATGCATGATAACTCAACTCAAATGGGTTTGTACGATGATGTAAATAATCATTGGGCGTTACGACACGTCTTTAATGGTACAACAGAGTTATATTATGATAATGTCTCCAAGCTAGACACACTGAGCAACGGTGTTTCTATCAATGGTAATTTGTACACTGATGGCTCTAATGCAGAAGATTACGATGCACTGTCAGGTACAACACCAACATGTAACGTAGACAACGCAGGTGCATTCAGCCTGACAATGACAGGCAACACTACATTCACATTTAGTGGCGCAGACAGTGGTTGGAGTATGGGTTTCGTTCTACAGCTAACAGGCAATGGCTCAACAGTCACATGGCCCAGCTCAGTAGATTGGGCAGGCGGTACTGCGCCTGATGCACCCGCAAGCGGTGAAACGGACATTCTTGTTTTCTGGACACGCGATGGCGGGACAACATGGTACGGCGTGCTATCCGTAGACGCGGCGGCATAAAATGAGTAAGATGCCGATAAGCAAAGGAATTTGACATGGCAAGCACTTGGACAACCAACATAGCGATAGAAAAGATCGCAGACGGTGAAAAGACGGACACATGGGGCCAGATCACCAATCGCAACTTTGACATCGTAGATCGCGCGACAAGCGGCGTTGGCACGATTGATCTGTCTAGCTCTGGTGCAGCGCATACACTTAGCACAACAGACGGGACAACGGGCGATGCTTTGTCGGACGGAATGTACCGCGTCTTGGTGTTAGACGGTGCCACAGAGGATTGCACGATCACTGTAAGCCCGAATGATGCTTCTAAGTTTTACCTTGTAGACAATGATAGCGGATATAACGTTACATTTACGCAAGGCACAGGTGCTAACGTTTCAATCTCCAACGGCGCGACAGGTGTGATTTACTGCGATGGCGCGGGTGCTGCGGCAGCGGTCAAGGCGATCATTGACGAAACAACTCTGACTACTCTTGGCATTACAGCTACAGCAGCAGAGCTTAACATTCTGGACGGCGTTACAGCGACATCAACAGAGCTTAATTACTTGGACATCACCACGCTTGGCACCTCACAGGCAAGCAAGGCGGTCACTGCGGATGCAAATGGCGATGTTAAGTTTTCTAATGCAGTTGTTGAGACAGTCTATGACCTAACAGGAACTGCGCTTGATCCAAATAACGGCACGGTACAAACAAAGACAATCAGCGCGAATACAACATTTACAGATAGCCTGTCAGCAGGTGAAAGCATGTCGCTGCACCTCACAAGCGCGTCATCATACACAATCACATGGCCTACGATTACTTGGGTATCTCGCACAGGTGACAATGCGCCTACGCTTACGGCTGCTGACACAGTGGTTTTATTTAAAATAAGCACAACGCTGTATGGTGTTTGGATTGGGAGTTCTGCATAATGTCGTCATGGAAAAAAGTAATGCTATCTCCTGCATCTTCAGGTGGAGGTTATTGGTGGTCTTTTGCTGAGTGGGATCAAGGTGACATAACAAATACCACAAGCAGTTTTTCGTATACAGAAGGTGCTTATAATTATTGTTATAACAATCCGATTGATAGTTCGGGAAATATTTATGGGGCATTTCAGTTTAGGAGGCCCTACACTGGCAGCACCTACAACACCACGGCTATAATTTATAAAATAGACCCAAACGGAGACGTTGCGGATTACCATGCGGAGCAGTATGGCAGCAGCAGTTCTACAAGCAACGATGCTTACACGGATTTAACTATTGACAGCAGCGACAACTTATACGCCGTTAAAAAAGCCAAGAATTTGACTGCTGGTGTAGAATTGCCACTTACGCAGAAATTCAATTCTTCTCTTGCTTTGCAGTGGGAAGATGTAGAAGGCAATTCTAATTTGCAAGACCCTTCCGTTTCAGTTGATGGAAGCGGAAATGTTTTTACAATTTTTAACTGGGCGTCAGGTGGTGAGCAAAACATTTTAATTAAAAGAAATAGCAGCGGCACTATTTTGCAGCGTCAAACGTGGAATAACCCAAATTATGGGCCAAGCTATTTGAGCTATGCGCGGAATACAAAAGTTCGCGGGGCAACAACAAGCCCTAATGGAAATATTCTGCTTTTATCTACTACTGAAAGAAGCGGTTGGTGGGATGCTGGGGGGTTTTCCGCTATTAACCCTAGCACAGGAACTGTTGCTTATGAAGGGTCGTATGGAAATAACATATCAGGTGTTGTGCGAAATCCCACCTGCGCTGCCGACAGCAGTAATAATGTTTACCTTTATGCTATTACCGATAACGCTTTAAACAGTCAGGGGCGTTATGCTCTGTCGTTGAGAAAGTACGATACGTCAGGGAATTTTACTTCAACATTTTACCTTACTAATAGCGTCTCCAATCCAGGCTATCCATCAGCAAGCAATCGTCAAAAGAAAATAGCTGTAGACAGCAGTGGATATGTCTATGTTGTTGCAAGAGGCGGGATTAGCGCGTCTCAAACAAACGGATATTACATTGTTAAAATAAACACGAGCAACGCTTCTAATTATACGGTAGAATGGGAAAGACATTTTAATTTCTCAACGACTTCTGGCCACACGCCACTTGACTATGCTGGCCTGACCATTGACGCAGATGATGACCTAAGAATAACATATCACAGCCAATTTGGTAACAAGAGTGTAGGGTTTATTAAGTATCCCTCTGATGGATCAATTACTGGCACGTTTTCTCCAGCGGGGATGGCTGGAACACCTTTGGTTATTGGGGCTACAAGCAATTTTAGCCTTACATCAAACACAGGCTCAAACATTACAATTAATTACTCAATAAACAGCACTACGCTGAGTTACAGCAGCGTAACAACCGCAACAACGCCGACGATCACTTCTACATTTACAAATGAACCTTTGGTGTAATCTTAGAAAGGAGTTACTAATGCAGTATGTTAAAGTACAAAATGGAGAGGTGCAAATCTACCCTTACGGAATATCGCAACTAAAATCGGAAAATCCACAAACTTCTTTTCCGAAGAGCATGACTGAAGAAATGCTTGCTGAATGGAATATTTTTGCCGTATGTCATTCTGACATTCCCAATATTGACATAAAAACAGAAAAAGTAGAGCAGGCCTCTCAGCCAGTGTTAGTAAATGGTCAGTGGACGATAATGTATAGCGCGGCAAATAAAACCTCTGATGAAATTCAAGAGTACACTGACGGTGTTTCTGCCGCAAATAGAGCCTTGCGCAATGAGTATCTACAGCAAACAGATTTTTACGCATTGTCTGACGTTACAATGTCAGCGGAAATGACAGCATATCGCCAAGCCTTGCGTGACATCACAGCGCACGTCAACTGGCCTCACCTAAACGACGACGATTGGCCCACTAAACCATAAGGACGCGCCATGCCTTTAGTCCCGCTAAATATCCCCAAGGGGCAGTACGCAAACGGCACAGAGTATCAATCTCAGGGTCGCTGGCGTGACGTAAACCTAGTGCGTTGGCATGAAGATGCCTTACGTCCGATTGGCGGCTGGAGGCCACGCGCACAGTCTGACAATAGCCCAGTAGACGCAGGCGGTGTTGTTCGCGGCGTGCATTGTTGGGTGGACAATGACGGTGAGCGTTTTGCTGCATTTGGATCGCATGACACTGTAACAGCGATGCTGGAAAGCTCTGTCACGGCAGACATTACGCCCAGCGCACTTACGACAGGCCGCGTAAATGCAACGGTCAACACTGGCTTTGGCTCTGGCGGCTGGGGCTTGTTTGGCTGGGGCGTAGCGCGTCCAGACTTAGGTTCTATTCTACGCGCAACTACATGGTCGCTAGATAACTGGGGCGAGGAGCTAATCGCATGTTCGTCTGACGATGGTGTTATTTATTCATGGGACTTGAATACATCTAACGATCTTACGGCGGTCACAAACGCGCCTACGGGCTGCACAGCGGCATTCGTGACAGAGGAACGCTTCTTGGTTGCGCTTGCAGCGGATTATAGCGTTTCTCAGTCATCTTCCAAGCGTGTGGCATGGTCAGATCAGGAAGATTACAACACATGGACAGCGGCAGCGACAAACCAAGCTGGTGACATTGAACTGCAAACCAACGGCACGATCCTAGCGGGTGTACGCACACGCGGTCAGTCACTGATCCTCACAGACCAAGATGCGCATACAATGACATACCAAGGCCCACCGTTTGTATACGGTTTTGAGCGTGTCGGGACTGCGTGTGGATTGATTGCAGCGGGTGCATATGCCTCTGTGGATGTCGGCGTGATCTGGATGGGTCGTCGTGGCTTCTTCCTGTATTCTGGCGGTCAGGTGCGTGAAATACCGTGTGAAGTCGCTGATTTGGTGTTTAGCAACATCAACTATGACCAAGCATCCAAGGTGCAGGCGATGGTCAACAGCCAGTGGAATGAAGTCTGGTGGGTATATCAGTCACAAGATAGCGACGAATGCGACAAGTACGTTGCGTATGATTACGTTGAAAACATCTGGACAACTGGCAACATAGATCGCACAGCGGGTGTAGATCGCGGCGTATTCCGTCTGCCGTTCTTAGTAAAATCAGATGGTGTTGTGTATGAACATGAAGTTGGCTTTGATTACGATGATGCAACACCATACGCAGAGACAGGCCCGATTGCGATTGGCACTGGTGAGCGTCTGATGAAAGTGACAAACGTCATACCTGATGAAAAGACGCAGGGCGATGTAGACTTGAAGTTTAAGGTGCGTAACTACCCGAATGCAACGGAGACAGAAAAGGGGCCGTTCAATACTGCAAACCCAACATCTGTGCGCTTCCAAGGTCGTCAGGTCAGAATGCGCGTTGAGGGTGCAGAGGCAGCGGATTGGCGTGTGGGTGTCATGCGTCTTGATGCGCGGCAGGGTAGTAAACGATGAGTTTCTATGGTGCGCCCCCAGTAGGCCCAGATTTTAAGGTATGGGCAGAGAAGTTTAGTGCGTGGCTTATGAGGACACGCTCTTTTCTTACGCACAGACGCGATTACGACAGCGCGGCAGAAGATGGCGTTATTCTGT